ATCCCTGCATATAGGGCATCATTTTTTCTTTAGCCATTTAGACCTCCAATTACTTATTGCCCAACACCTTGGCCGATGGGCTGACCTTGGGGTACTTGAACTGTTTCTTCCGATTCAGTTTTCAAAGACTCCATAACTTTTGAATCCTGGCCTAAAGTTTCGTTAGCTCTATCTCTAGCTAGCTGACTCATATCCATTGCCAGGCGAACAGCTTCCATAACTGAGTCATGCTTGCTGCGCTCTATTTCAGAAACTGTCTTAGCGTTATCAAGCAGCGCTTTTGCATAGTTCTGCTCTCCTTCGGAAATTCTCTCGCGTGCAAGACCAATATCCGAAAGAACACGCGCCCTGCGTTCTTGAGCCAGCGCCACATTCTGATCTGCATGAGACATCGCCACTTGATTCTTTATGCGGCGATCTTCCACGTCTTGTGCTTGGATGAGCTGTCTTTGTTGCGCCATCTTTGCAACTGCTTCTCTGAGCTTTGTTTTGCCTTGTAGAGGAGCAACATCCACAATCTCTTCGTCTGGAATAGAAATACCCAAAGCACGCATCTGCAACAGCTGATAGTAATAAGCTTCTCTTTGAGTCTGTGTCTTGACTGCTGATTTGATGAGACAATCGTATTGTTCGAATTGACCTGAGAAGAACTGGGGTGTAGGTTGTTTTCCAGTGATACGCCAGACTTTTCCAGGCGTGAAGTTCTTCTGAATAGCTTCAAGGGCTATATTGCCAAACAACTTTTGAGCGTATTCCCAATTGTCAAAAAGACCTCTGTTTCCTTTAAGGCCATTGGATGCTCTAACTTCTGCCAATTTACCGGACACTTGGATATCCCCGGTGCTGGAGAGCCCGAGTAATTCGTCGGAGCCACCGGGAATTTCCATAATGTTACGGTCCATGATATCTTGGTATTGAAGATACCCGGGAGGAATGTTAGGAGCCGTAATTTCTTTGATGTCAGATTGGACATCGAATTCAGGGTTAACAACAATGTTTCTTCCTTGACCAGATTGGAACAACATGTCAGGATCTACGACGGCGCCATTCTTGTGAATGAAACCTGTGTTGATTATGCTCTCCATGAGGTCAATGATCTGGCTATGGCGTCTGTTGTACTGTCGTTGCGCGTCTACTATAGAGCGCACCACGCCTTGTATCTTTAGCTGATAAGTATCAATCAAGGGCTCGTGATAAGCGATTACAGGGATAAATGGGAACGTATCCAAGCCCGTAGGGTCTGGACCCTCATACAGCAGTTTGCCACCGACTATGATATTGAGTTCGACAGTGCGCTTGTGAGAGTTGATAAGCTGAACTCTTGGATTTCTAGAAATCTCCTCCATTAGGATATTTTCTTCTTCCTTGGAGCCATTCCACTCTTGAGACACCCCAGTCTCCATGTCGACAATGAACTTTTGAGCTTTATTAATCCTTTTCCAATACTGGTCATATGTCAGAAGGTTTTTGGCTATATATGTGGAATTATACTGACGATAAATGCCTAGATACTGGTATTTATTATCCCGTATTCCCGTTGGTATATTATCGATTTCATACTCTGGCACCCAAGGCAGAAGGGCTTTCACCTGTTCACGACTCATTAGATCTCGGGTGGATGCTTGGTCGCAGTCTCCTAGGTCCCGGCGTGTGAAATATGTGTCCAGCATTAGTGCATTAAATGGCTTCCAGTAAAACTTTAAATCACCATTTATTTTATCATCTTGGTAATCAATGTAGATTCCAATGATTGCCAGCCCTGTTTTCAGAGAGTGCTCAAACGCTTCGGAGAAGATATATTCAGCTTGCGTCTTTGCATACACATACATCATCACTTCCGAGAAGAGATCCGCAGTGGCCTCATCAGAACCCTCAACAGGAGCGATAACAGTAGAAGTTCGATTTTCTCTCTCATATCCTGAAAATAAGTTAATAACTCTTCGTATCTTGTTTAGCTCAAGAATCATTCGACGTTGTTTTTCCAACATCGTCTTTTCTTGTTGAGTCCAGTTATCCCCTGCATATGCTCTTAAATCTCTATAAGCAGCTGCATAATAAACACCCCAAGTCCGATAAGCGTCATAGAAGAATTGGTTAAACTGGGAGACTTTTGAATTGCCTCCAGGGATAAATCCTGTTGTGTAAACGCTCATCTTTTCCTGATGTAGAACCCTATATTCAAATATTTACTTGATAGTGTGATTAAAAAAAATACTTTACATTTGCTCGTCCCATTCTCCACACCAACAGTCATCAATGACTATGGGGAAAACAGACATATTGGCTGCTACTCTCTTGGGTGGAAACCTACGACATTGGCCATAATCAGCGATGACATCCAGGTTTTCATATTCATGACGACGATAAAATCTGCATGTTTTGCATTGAGGAAGCACTTCTTCATCCATACTTAGCCCTTATCTTTTTCCAATCTTCAGCCGTAAGTCCTCTATTTCCTACGAGAGTTTGTACTGCATTCATAGCGTAAATTAAACTAGTGGCGCCGTGAGAGGCCCAGTTATGGAAAGGACGTTCTCGGAAGCATTCTTTCTTCTCATTCCACTCTTTCCTGTAGTTCTCCACTGCTTTAATACCATCAATACACCTTGTTTGATCGAAATAAAGACGTGGGAAGAAAGCTCGAAGCATCTCGATATCCACCAAGATGTTTTCTGCTTTCTTGATGATGTCAGTTTTAAATCCCATGTCCCGTACATAGTCGGCGTAGCATCTGCCAGTCGCAGGGTTTTTGTTTGCGGCATCATGAGGCAAGAAAATACGCTCCACAGGATACGACAGCTTTTGAAGCCAACGCCCATAGTGCGCAAAAGGCTCTCCACTGTTTTCATAGTAATCCAGAAGATGAATCTCCTTGCCGACAACCTGGAACGTCCAGACAGCTGTAGCGTCATCCCAGCCGATATCAGCGACGGCAAATTTGTGTACATAGTCATCGGGTGGGACATTACATATCCGTTTTTCCTGACGTGCTTTAGCCATGAGTGCTGCAAAATAATATCCCTGGTTCGCTGTTTCAAATGCTTCTTCAGGCGTTGAAGGGTATTCCCGCTTCATGTATTCGCCTTGAGTCTCTTCTTTCTTGACGTACCAAGCTTTTTGCTCAGCTGTCAGATTGATTCCCTTTTCTTGCAGAGTATCGAAGTATTTTTGAGATTCTTTCGGAATGATCAGTTCATCATCATTCAAGATGTAATCCGGGTGTTTCCACCAAGGGAAGAACCAGAATTTCCAATCCAGAGTGCTAAGATTTTTCCCACTCTGTTGAGCAGACATGGATTGTTTGCACATGTCGTAGAAGTCGCCTTCTCTGCCACGCGCGGTTGATTCAATCGTAGCAAACTGACCGCTTTGGAGTGTATTAAGCGCTCCAGACATGATCTCTGCCGCTTTGATTGGATTCTCGACGCAAATCTTTGCGAACTCGGTGATATGAAGGCATTGAAGAGTGCCACCACGGAGTCCGGTTCCAACCCTAAAGACTGAACCATTTCCGAAACGAAGTTCATTGACGTTGTCTCGAAAGGCTGGTGCATGTTGTTTAAAGCACTCTGGAATATTGTCGTAAGCAAATTTGACTTTATCACGGAAGATCTCCTTAGCTGTGTCCTTGTTGTCTGCGATGATAGCTGCGTGTATGTTGTCGTTGTACAGGCAAGTGTCCAGGAACAGAAGCGAGAAGAACGTTGTCACTCCCAGCTGTCGAGCTTTGAGAATCAGATTGAGATAGTGAAGATCTTCTAAGAGAGCTTGCTGAGCCCAGTTTGGTTGGAATGTTAGAATCTCCCCGCTCTTGGTCTTGATTTTGTACAAATTGGACAGACGCCACATGCGATCCGATATACGGGATCTTGCTAGGAGGTCCATCTCCTTGGATGTCAGTTTTCTTGGTGAAATCACTCGTCAGCCGTGGTTGTTTTAGTCCTCTCCATTTCAGAAAACGTTCTTCTTTGAATACGTGATAGGGGTAAATCACCGCATTTCTCACAGAGCATAAGATTGTCATATGGGACTGGAAGGCTCCTGAAATACTCCAGCGGATCTGTGGCGCCACAGTTTTCGCAGTAGTATTCAAACGTTTGCCTTCTTGGAGGACTTTCTTTTCTTAGTCTTTGGTTGTTTACCAATGGTGTTTTCTTCTTTTTTTGGTTGTTTTCCAAGGACATAGAAAGCCAATAGTTTTGTCATATCTACAAAGAGAGAATCGCCTTCTGCATCCTTGCATGGCAGAAAACAGTTTCCTGTGTCGGTGACATTCATGTAATTTTCACAGTAATGATCCCAGCTGTCTTCTCTTACAAAAAACTTAGATGCATACATCCCAGGATAGATACCCAAGATCTCAACGGAATGTTTTTCCATGTTCCTCCTACAGAAAGTTCAGGCTAGCAATTCAAGTTTTTATTTGGCAACATGTTTCTTATATTTACCAAAAATACTTCTTATGTGATTGTGATATGTAATGTACATGAGGATCACATATGGATGATAAAGTACCCGCAATGTTGAGCGAATCAGACTGGCAAAATCTGAGGAATCAGCTGAGGACTTTGGTTGATATCTACTGTGACCTGAATGAAGATACTAGAAACATCAAAGACCTACTCAAGAAGATTGTTAAAACAATGTGCACCAAGGAAAAGGAATGTCAAGATACCAAGAAAACGACGAGTTCGACAAAGCGATTTCCAAAATCTGGTCGTGGCGCAAGCGCATAGGCTGGCTTACTTTAGTTCTTTTTCTCCTCTTATGTTGGGGGCGATGCTTTCAAATGATTAGCCCAGGATATACGGGAATTGTAGTGAACCTATTTGGAGATGATAAGGGACCTTCAGGTAAGGAGTTACCTGTAGGGATGCATTGGGTTGCTCCCTGGAAGAAAGTGTATAAGTTTCCAATGTTTGAACAAAACCATGTTTGGGAAGGAAATAAAAGTTTCATTTTCCAATCTGGAGAAGGTCTAAATGTCAGTGCTGATATGGGTATTAGTTATCATCTTGAACCTGGTAAAGTACATACCCTTTTTGCTAAATACAGACGAGGACTCGAAGAAATAAGCGATATCTTCATTCGAAACTACGCTAGGGATGCTATCGCTAAAGCTGCCTCAAAGCTAAAGGTCGAAGATCTGTATGGCACAGAGAAACAGCACTTCCTGGAAAGCGTTCAGCTAGAACTCAAGGGAGATCTTGCAGCCATGGGAATTTCCATAGATCGCCTATATCTCATAGGAACCCTTCACTTCCCTCAACAAGTTGTTACAGCATTAAATTCTAAAATCGAGGCTACTCAGCGTGCTCAACAAAGAGAGAATGAACTCAGAGAAGCTCAAGCCCAAGCGCAGAAAGAGATTGCTGCGGCTCAAGGCGAAGCGCAAAGGAAAAAGCTATCTTCCGAAGCTGAAGCCGCTGCTACCATGATCAAAGCCCAAGCAGAGGCAGAAGCGAACAGATTGATTACTCAATCTCTCTCTCAAGAAATCATCGTATATCAAGCGATCAAGCAATGGGATGGTAAGTTGCCTACGTTTGTAGGGGCAATGCCACAGATGATGATGGAATATCCTAATACCCTTCCTTAGAAGGGTGTTTTACATCCATACCCTTATGGGCATCCATTCTTCAATGATAACAGTGGGAGCGGTAGCGTTATTGGCTGCAAATGGAGTAGCCTTTTTTTCTCCCAGGTAGATACCTGGAAAAACTACTTCTCCAAG